ACTGCGCCAGTCGCAGACCTCCCAGTCAGGGCGACCGTGCGAGAAGACGCAACCGAGCCAACAAAGCCCGAGGCAAGAACACTGTCCTCGGGTCTACTATTAGTCTCAGTTACGCTACCAACATTACCGGAAGCGGCAACCCCGGTAAGTGCAAAACTACGAGCGCCAACGGCAACCGTCCCCACTGCTCCCGCAGCAGAGACTCCCGTCAACGCACGGGTAATGGAAGGTGTCTCGTTACCGGTTGTGGCGGAGGCAGCAACGCCCGATAGGGCGACGGTGACCGAACGCCCTACAGAACCAACCGCACCGGAGGCAGCAACACCCGTTAGGGTTTCCCCAAGGCCACCCCAAGTGCCGCTGCTCCAGGTGCCACTACCCCATCCGGTAGGCACCTTCCGACTCCTTTACTAGAGTCGGATTAAGTCGTTGCCAGACGCAGCAGAGCAGTCGAAGTGGTGTTGGAAGGCATCGTCAGAGTGAACGTGCCTGCGGTCACAGTCTGTGAACCGAAGGTGTGCACGCTGACAGCCTTGTTGCTCTGGGTAGAGTTGTAAATCAACACCGCATCAAACGCCGTTGCCAGGGTCACGTTGGTGTACGTGATCGAAGCCGAAGGAGTCCAGTAGGCCGTACCTGCCGTAGCAGAAGTATTGCTCGACAACGGGGCCGTTGCGTTGGTCACGTTCACACCGCCTGCGGTGTAGTTCGTGCCGGTCACTTCGCCCGTGGTGCTGTACGCCGTAGTGCTCGCGTTGACCGTGGCCGAGGCCAGGAACAGCGCGGCCTTAAACGTGTCAGCCGTACCGGCAGCACGAATCGGGGCAGTACCAAAGTTGTGGGTAGCGGTCAGCACTTCGCCAAGAAACGAGGTGCACATTGATTGGGTATTGGGCATTTCAGGCTCCTTTGATTAACCAAATGACGCGGCTTCCGCGCCTGCAAAAGTGGGCATCTTCTTCAGTGTGACATGCACAGACCGATGCACGAGTTCGCCCTCGTGCCAATACTCGACCCAAGTCGTGTATTCGTTGTCATTGTCAACGACTCCGTCCTTCTTTTCAAGGAGGGATTCCTCCATGTCACCTTTGGTCGTAAAGATTGTGCCCATGCAATTTTTCCTTAGTTTGAAGACCGGATCAATGCGCTGTTGGCGTCATTAACCGGCATGACGATTGTGAAGGTTGCTGTCGAAGTCTTGTCTGACCCGAAGTCCAACACGGCGATGGAACGGTTTGCTTTACTGGAGTTGTAGATCAGAGCGCACCGCGCTGTAAACACACCGGGGTTCCACTCTACATTGTCAAAGTCTACGAAGGCCGTGTACCCAGAACTGTTAATGGTCGTGCCGGTCAGCGTCTTGCCGCCTAGCACATACCCAGTCCCCGTGATCTCTGCCGTCGTGGTGTAAACAGTTGTGTCTTCGTTCAGGTCCGCGTTGCCGTTGTACAAAGCAATCTTCAGGACATCCGTCGTCAGATCGTGGATGCCCTGGTACAACTCCTTCTTGAAGGAGGTGGTCTGCGTTTGAACGATTGGCATCAGCCTACCTTCACCCTAACCTGCCCGTTCCTGTAAGCATCCTGACGGTTCTTACCATCGCCCAGTTGCTTCAACAGGATCAGAGACTGCGCGAACTGCTGCTCGTACATGGTCACCACGTCCGGCTCTTCCTTCATAAACCGGGCCGCTTCAACCATCACGCCGTTAAACAGCACGGAGTCAAAGTTGTCACCAAGCCAAGTGTTGGTGGCGGTCACGATTGACTCTGGATAGTAGAAGTAATGCAGTTCGACTTGGTAGTTGGCGTTTGGCGTAGGCCCGAGGATCAGCGACAACTCATCCGTGATCGTCGACCCCGCCGTGGTGGGTCCAAAGATGGCGTAGTACCTTGGCACTCCAGTGCTCGTCGGCGTCGGATACGCTTGACGGATGAAGTTCACATCCTTGTCAAGCAGGTATTCGTAGGAGCCATCAGCCAAGATCACTGCCAGAGAGAAGACCGACAGGAAATCATCCGGGCAAGACAGATACTTGTTGTTGGTCGATACCGCTCCAACCACGTTCTTTCGAAGCGCAGGAAGTTGAACCGTGTTGTAGATTTTCTGCTCGGCCAACTCCGTCATGGTGGCGAAGTCAGTCGCGGAGAAAGAATTCTCCGTGTAATCTTCAACAGCGGTCTTCAACTCCGAGTAGTTCACGCCATCGGCCCCCTGGCCATCGTTCCCTTGGTGGCGCAACCAGTGCCGCGAATCTTGATGCCCGAGGTCTTGGGCTCAGGGTTGTACCCGTCGCGGGTGATGTTGCCAACAGACATATTTACACGGTTGGCAGCGGTCGGCTCTTTCTGAGTACCGTTGCCCAGAGCGACCTTGCCGCCCTTCATCGTGTGGGGCTCGGCATAGACGGAGGCATCTCCGACTTCCTTGCCCATCATCTTTTTGCTGAACTTAGCCATTTCAGCCACCCTTCTTGTAGGTGAACGAAGACTTCTTCTGGTTGGCAACCTTTGCCAGACCGCGACCAAGGTCACGCATCTGCTGATTGGTCTTGCCGCCCTTGGCCAACTTCTTGACGTTGGAATCGGGGTGTGCCACACCAGGGCCCTTGGCCATGTGTGCCTTCAATGCTTTCTTTGCGTCCATTTCGACTCCTTACGTCGTTTGGATGGTTACTGTACCAACAGATGTGGTTGCCACCAAGTAATTTGGTGTCAGTCCCGCATCATTTGCTCTTGCTCCGCCAACAGGGTTCCAACCCCATTGAATATCCCGTGAGCCACCAGTCGGGAAACCCTGCTCCGGGTTTGCGATGTTGATCTCCAAACTGTTTGTTCCGGCAGTCTTGTACGTCGAGTCTCTGCGGGGATTACGAACTGCCTGGGGATCGTCAACCGGGTACATGCCCAGTTGCAACTGCGGATGGTCTGGGTCCCAGCACTCCTCGCACACCAGCAGGTTGAAACGCTTGGTCTTGATGACCTCTTCTTTCAGGCGCTTCAATTTAAACTGCTGGCCGCAGCGGTCGCACATGGCGATGCTGCGCTTGCCGGAGGCGAACCGATTTCCCATTTAGGTGGTGGCTCCGCCGATGAATTGCTGACGCGGCACAAACCGGATTGCAGCCTTCTCCCGATCCTCGTCTGCCGCCAACTGCCACGCTTCCTCGTACTGAGACTTCAGAATGGGCAGGCGGTCATAGGCATCAGGAATCTTCATGCCCATGTAGTAGGACAAACCTGCCACCATGCAGGGGATGAAGCGGAAAGGCACATCTGCCACATCTACGCCCTGACCGGCATCCTGCGTCCGGCGCAGTCTCCAGTACACCAGGGTGTAGGTGGTTGAGTTGTCCGGCACCGGCCAGACCGTCACGGCAGGCACCTGTGCCCAGTAGACCGTGCTACCCAGAACATGGATTGCTGCCGTCGTCCCTTGCTGGCCCCGGAAGCAGTTGTACAGGGTGTTGCCCGTGATGTACCCGTAGACGATGATTTCGTTGTCGATCTTGATAAACCCTTGGGCGGGCAGACCGGCAGTCGAAGACAGAGTGATCGTGGTTTCCGTGGCAGAAATCTGAGCAGGCAGAGTGGCCCCAATTGGGGAAATCATGCCGTTGTTGCGCTGCACCAAAATCTGGATTGGGCGCGATGCTTGCAACTTGTTTGGAATCGTCGCGTAAGTAGAAATACTAATCCGCGTGATGTTCAGGTCGGCTTGGAGCGTAGGGCTATTTGCACCGGTGCGAATCTGGTGCTCAAGCAGGTCCACCGTATCGTTTGGCAGGGCATAGGTCATCTGGTTGTAGACAAGCGGGATCGTCCCCTGCTCCATCGTCCACATGTTGATGCCACGGTTTGCCCAGTCGGCAAAGAGCAGGTTCAGGCTGCGACGGGCAGTCCGAAGATCGTAGCCCGTGCGAAGTTCTGAGCCACAACGCTCAAAGGCTTCTTCCACGACCTCAGAGAGATCGAGGTTGAATACAGCGGTGCCTGAAGTTGCCATTTAGCGGAACCTTGCAGTTTTCTTGGCTACAGACTTGGGTTGGGCTACGAACTGCTTGCCGGAGGCTTTGCCTGCTCGTTTTGCTCGGGTTGTTGCTGCGTACTCTTGGGGGGAAAGACTTTTGATCGCAGCCTCTGGAAGATACCTTTCACCCGTGTCAGAAGATCGTTTACCACTTTTGGTTCTCCATTTCTGGTCGGTCCAGTCCTTCAAGGATTGCTGCGGCTTCTTAGTCACGGTATCCGCCGCCTTTACTCTTGTACTGCTTGGCAAGCAACTGCGCTTTTCTCGCGCTCCATTGCCCTGCCGCAGTACCTTGAACAGCCTGCCCTTTGATCTTCTCAAAGAGCGACTTGCGCATCCCTGGCTTGGTGTAGTTGCCTGCCGCGTTTACCTTGGACTTGGCTTCTCCACCCTCAGCGTATTCCGTGAAATCCGTGTTGTCACGGCGCTGCTTGACGACCCCTTTGGGCATCTTGGCGGGGTTGATACAACCCATTCCACGGCTGGCTCTCATACCATCTTCCCGCGAGTCTTGCCTTTTGTGACACAACCATCAGCACGAGAAGATGCTGATCCGCCTTTGGCATATCGCCCTTCAGGAACTGTTCCACGAGTCTCGCGCTTAATTTCCGCAGCAGCCTCGCGTTGTGCAGCCTGTGCTTTCCTAGCAGCCGACGGGCTATAAGGCGGAGCCTTCTTGCCGGGCTTCATGTCTTTTGCACCTTCTGCGGCCTTGTTGTATGCGGCTAAAGCAGCGCGCCCGGACGGCGTGTAATCCTCATAGCCAAAATACTCTGGCCGTTTGCGGTAGGCAATAAGTTCCTCTGCCTCTGCAACATCTTTAGGCTTGCCCTCATCCGGCATTGGGGGCTCACCCATTTCGGCGCGGTAAACACCGCCTTTGGCATATTTGCTCTTCATTTCAGCACTTCCCGCCCATAGCCATCTTCACTTGCATGCCACGGGTCTTGCCACGCTGGGCGCAACCATCAGCCTGCTTGTGACCAGCGGCCAAACCGCCTGCGGCCATCTTGACTTCCATGCCACGGGTCTTGCCCTTCTTGGCAATACCGTCGGCTTGCTTGTGACCGGCAGACAAACCGCCCATAGCCATCTTCTTCATGCCCTTAATTTCGGACATTTCATGTTTGATCATGGACTTGGGAGCGCCCTTCTGCTTCATAAAGGCGATCTCTTTGCCAACCATTTTCTTGGATTCCATTTCGCCACCTCCGGCAAATTTGCGGCCCTTGTCGGCCTTCAAGAACTCTTCTCCCACGGACTGTGGGACGCCTGCTTTCTTGGCGAACTTGGGGTTGTTAGCCACCGCCGCCATGAATCTGTGTTGTTTTCCGCTAACTGAGGGCACTTCTCTGCTCTTTCATGTATGCGTCCAACTTGCCTTCAAGCCTGTCCAGCCGCGCAATCACGCGATTCATGTCGTCGTGTACGTCGCCCTTCGTGACGTACTCCTTGGCGACTTCCTCGCGTGTGCGGTTCAGCAAAATCTGAATACGCTTGACCTCTTCCGCATGACTCTTGACCACCCACAGAATGATGGCCGAGAGGAAGGAGAGGACTACGTTCCATATCAGCAGTTCCATGCCCGCAGACTCTTGTTAATCCTCGAATTCGGATCGCTTGCGGTCTTTGCGCTCGTCAACTTCTTTTTCATCCCTTTCATACGGGCGCAAAAAGAGTCTCGGCGTGGACCGCCCTCCGGTTGAGGGGGTTTCAGTCCCGGCTTCCCTGGATTCGCGGCGTTGTAGGAGGCTCGCCCCTTGGCGTTCAAGCCGCCCTTGGGGTTCTTTCCTTCCGAACGCTGCCATGCCGGGGACTTAGCCATAGAACACCGTTGCAGCGGTGCCGGTGCCGTTGGTCACATAAATGCCGGTCTGAGCAAGGATGCCCTCGCCAGGGAACAGCATGTACAACGACCCTGCGGCAGCAGCCGGTGTAAACGAGAACAGCGTGGCCCCACCGTTACCGTCCGTGATCGAGATGTTCCCGGCGGCAGAGGTGTATGTCAATGCAAGCGCCTTGATGCGAGCACGGTAAGTCGTGACTTCCGTACTCGCAGCAGCAGCGGCTGTGCCCGATTTAACGTCGGTTTGCATCATGGCGATGCCCCCTTATTAGGCAACGACCGCCAGACCAGTTTTGATGTCAATCCAACTAGAGCCCTTGCCAAAGCAAACAGTGCCTGCGTTGGTGTTGGCGTTGGAGACATAAATCAGACCACCCACCACAACGGTCGGCAGCGTAGTCGTGGTGTAAGCCGTAAGAACAGGCATACCGGTGGTGGTGCCGGTAACATTTCCAGTCACATTGCCCGTGACGTTGCCCGTGAGAGCGCCAATGAAGCCGTTGTCAGACGCAACCGGGCCGGAGAAGGTAGTGCGAGCCATCGCATATTCCTCAAATTGCGCTTGCTGTCTGTGAGGTCAGTCCGCCAAGTCGGTCAGCAAGCAGGTTGAAAATCTTGGGACTAACGAGTTTATACACCCAACCGATTAAAAAGAAAAGGGGGCCGAAGCCCCCTTTCCGTAGAACCACTTAGGCTCCGGGCGAACCGAAGATACCCAGCGGATCAGACACGCCGAACGAATAACGCTCGCGGGCCTTGTAACGGGCGTTACCCGTGTCGAAGTCACCGTCCATCGACGTGCTCATGGGAGTACGGATGAAGTGCTTCAGACCGTTGGGCACGTCCGTGGTCAGGAACCAAGCGTTGGTGTCCGTCAACCAGTGGTTGATCGTGTAACCCTCGGGGATCGAGCCGTTGTTCTTCAACGCGTTGATGTCGTTGTCGGCGGTCGCCACGCGGAGTTCGGTCTCCAGCAGACGGGTCGCAACGAATTGCAGTGAAGGCGGAACGATCAGTTTCCGGGGCTTGGCAGCGATCAGCAGACCACGTTCGTCCGTCCACGCTGCGATCTGAATCACGGCGTTTTCCAACGACGTTTCATTCAGGTCAGCGCCAACGGTCGGGCGATTGCTGTTGGTGCCACCAGAGATCAGCGGATGCGCCGTCGAGAACAGGCTCACGCCGTCGCCATAGGTGACGCCGGAGTTGAAGCCTTGGTTCAGGATGGCCGCAGCCTTGACCTGCTTGGTGTAAG